TTTAGAATCTCAAAATGCGTCATTTCTGTCATTTTTGTCATTTTTTAGGATTTTATCTGAATTCTAATTTTATCTTTTCTGGTTACCACTATTTCGTTACATATAAAATTATTCTGGTTTATATGTAAGAAAAAAAATTGAATTTGTAAAAAGTAAGTAAGGTAATTAGACACACAAACACTATGGAAATTATCACAATTAAAGAAGAACTTTTTGACAAAGTCCAGGATTTCTGGATAAACTATAACCACTCACATAACGAAGAATACACAGGAGACGACTATGAGGAAGACCTAGAACTTTTAGAACTATCAACTTTTATGAAATAATAACTAATTAATAAATACCAAATATCTTTTTTTAATTATTTTAAGAATCCGTTTTAGAATCTAAAATCCTGACACTTTTGACACTTTTGACACTTTTTAGGATTTTATCTGAATTCTTATTTTATCTTTTCTGGTTACCACTATTTCGTTACATATAAAATTATTCTGGTTTATATGTAAGAAAAAAAATTGAATTTGTAAAATCCTACCTATATCATTTGCCGATATAGACTAAAAAACCACATATAAACCACATATAAACCAATATGACTTCTAATACAAACAATACCGTAGAATTCTACTGGGTGGAAAAAGATATGTTGGACGAAGATAATCTGGTATATGTCAATAGATTATTCTCCGCTTTTAAAAAGGAGTGTATCGGTAAAGATTTGAAAACATTAAAGATTGTTATCAAATGTGATTTCGCCAGTGGGATAAGTGAATCACAACAAACGGAAGATATGGGCGTCGCTTTTAGAATGATTCTCACTCTCCGTGACATAGAAGATAGATTGCGAGAAGATTCCGTAGAAGAAGAATATGTTTGTTGTGTTGGGTGCGGAATGTCTGTTTGTAAGTTTGAAGAAGAACCTCCCCATAAAGACGACAGAGACGAAGCGGTTTGTGTAGAGTGTTATGGGTTTCTATGTGAAGAAAAAGAAGACGAAGAAGAAGAAGAAAACACCTGATATAAAAACATAAAAATAAAATCTAATTAATAAATACCAAATATCTTTTTTTAATTATTTTAAGAATCCGTTTTAGAATCTAAAATCCTGACATTTTTGACACTTTTGACACTTTTTAGGATTTTATCCGAATTCTTATTTTTTGGTTAAATACCAAATCTTTTTTTATTTGTTAATTCCAAATGAATAATTGTTTATCCAGTAGATTCGAATTCTTTCTTGATTATAAAACTCCATATGATCTAAATGAAGTACACAACTTTTATGTTAGAAACATGGTATTAAATGTAATTGTTAATAAAGGTGATGAACCATTAGAATTTAATTCGGTTAATTCCATAAATGACTTTAATTTCAAATGGGATTTCGATAATACAATATGCAACGAATGCGATATATAATTTAAAAATAAATATTCCATATTAATAAATGGATACTATTAGAAATAAACCCTGCAGATTTGTTAATATAGTAATTAAATCTAAATTATGTCCAATAAATAAAGGATTAGTTTTGGAAGAAACAAAGACTAAACCTCTTGGATTTATTAGAATGTTAATAAATAAAATAGAAATTAAAAATGATTTTATTGAAGCATTAATAGAAACACATCGTGAATATAAATTTGGTAAAACTCGCAATATTACTATGTAGAATACTTTCTTTTCACATTCTGGTTACTTTAAAATAAATTAACCAAAATTAAAAAAGAATCTCTTAAACATTAATAGTCTTGACCAAGGTCTGAGTATTAAATACACTTACCATCTTCACGTATGTTTCTTGAATCTCAGGCGCGTTATTCCTTGAGGTTGGAAGAACATTGTCACCAGATTGGACTCCAGAGCGAATGATAAGGTCATAATCCTGATTGTTAAAGTTAGCAGTATTACCAAAGTGATGAGAATAATCTAATCCAATACCCATGAGATCGGCATCACAGTTATTACCCTGCCCAGTATTAGCAGTAACAGTATTATCATAATCAGCATCTAAACTCTTATTGGTTAATGTTAAAGTTGCCGAACACTTATCAGCAATATTTCCGCTTAGCACCGCTCTCTGCCATCTGTTTCTAACTTCGGCATCACCTTGCGAACCCATCTTCTGGATATAATTCTGGGCGGATACTGGTCCAACTTTACCATTTCTTGCAGATTTGGTGAGAAGATTGGGATTGACCTGAATAACAAAGTCTTCTGGTTGTCTTACATTATTCTTATTCTGGGTATATTCTCTTAATCCAACTGGAACTCTGAAATTTGATTGATTCTTTTTAATGTTATTCTCCTGATCTTGCTCTATAAAAAGATTGACGAAAGACTGAACCATAGATACATTTGGAGTGTATTTTGAACTATTAACACTCGAAACAATATCATTAACAAGGTTGATTCTATCGTTAAGCATCATCTGTGGTTGATACTCCGCCATATCCTGAGGAGTTGGTACTATAAATCTACCCTGAAGTCTTAAGTTTTTAATTATGTAATAACTGCCTTGCACCTGTGGGAATGATTCGCCATTAGCACGGAATCTCTCATAAAAGAATCCAGCATCATTATTGAGTTCTAAATTTATTATTAATCCTCCTAAATAATCCTGACCAAGATGAAGATGTTTTGGGTTATTAAGAAGAGCAGTATCTAATTTAAAACTAAAAGGTCTTCCATAATGTTTATCATTAATATTTGAAATATTAGTAAATGATCCAGAAGCATTATTTGTAGCATCACACATAACCGCTTGATGGCGGTTAGCATCACTCGCATGAGAACCAAGAGCATCATATCTCGCTAATGGAGATACTAAATAATCGTCTGGTGAATTAGTCCAACCAGTTCTTGTTCCTACATACATAGGATAGTTATTGTGTTGAGCGATTTCTACACTTGTCTTTTTCGACTGGACAAAGATTCTCTTAATAGAGTTCTGTATTCCACTCCAGTTAGAAATGTTAGTGTTAGTTGGGCGAGTAAGATTGGCACCATTACCAAGATTGTAATCGGCGGCAGTTACTCCAGCGGCATCCTTAATAGGATTTCCTGTAGGGTCTAAATAGACTATCTGTCCAGTTAAAAACATATCTGAAGTATCTATCATTCTTTCTTGGGCAGAAATAGAAAAACGGACATTTGCGTTTCCCTTGTTAAAAGAGAAACCACCTGTAAGTTGTCCAGCGGCGTTAATGGAGGTGGCAGAATCATTTACAGCCGGCACAGAAAAAGAAACTTTGGAATGAGGCATATTAGAGTTATACAATTTAAAAAGAAAATAAAAATTCAGATAATATTTATTTTTTTTTTTAATATCTCTCTAAATACTAATGTTTCGAGAGTTACTTGCGAGAATAAAATTAAAATTTAATTGTTGTATGCAGTCATCATGCACTATGAATGAAGACTTAAAGGACGACCGCCACCCCACCATTGGCGGTAACACTAACAATCTTTCTTGACCATACAAAAGTATTGGCGAGAATATCATGAGCTCTACCAGCGGAGAAACCAAGTCTTACCTGTCCTTCTGCCTCACCAAGGTTATAGTAATATGGAGATCTCGCTAACTGACGACCAACCATAAAGGTATTGGTATATGACTGAGCGTTTAATCCATCACTATTTCCTAAATCTTTTGCTTCTTTATTAATAGATTTGAGAGATTTAACTATTTCATGAAGAGCAATAATCTTTTCTTGGTTATTTCTTGGATCATAAGGTCTTACAGGAACTAATCTCGACTTAAGGAAATATACTACTGAATTCATATTCATATCATTTGGTACATCACCTGCATAAAGACTGGAAGATGTGCGTCCACCAAGTTTCTCTACATTAGAAAATGCAGTCATTACACAGACGGCGCGACTCGCTACAGAGTTAAGTTCGATAAGGTGCTTTCTGGCATTCTGTGGGATATTATCGACAAAGTGATCGAAAGTGGTAAATTCATAGTTAAATCCATTCGCCATCTGATTTACCAATTGAGGTGGAGGGGCAATTGAAAGAACCTTAAATTCAGGGCGAACCTTTAATGCTCTGGTGTCAGCGGAAAGTTTCATAGTTACAGCGGTAGCAACAGGAATAACAGGACCATCAACTGTAACATCGATTTTATCACCATTTTTAGCAATAGCAGTTATAGTTCTTACGGCAACTGGATTTCCTGCTTCTGTTAATATAACTTTATTATCAACACAGAATCCAAAAGCATTTATTTCAAAGTCTTCGGCGGTTGTAATAACATTACCAGCAACAGCAGGTGCAGCAGGTGTAGTTCCCATATCAAGAGCGGTTTCAGTAATATCATAATGAACTCCACTTTCATCTTTGGCAGTTAAGTTAAAACATGCTTCTTCTGGTTCTGCTAAGGTTATTTCGATTCTAAGACCCTGAAGTCCAATAACATTGCAGAGGCGTTCGTCGTCCCAGTATCTTAAAATACCTGCTTTAAGTGGCGTAGTATATCTTCTAAAGTTATATACCGCTTCACCGTCGGAGTTAATTGGTGATAAAAGATTGTTATTAATATTTTCACTTTCATTAAGAGTTGGGACTAATACTCCACCAGCATTAACTTCTTTGGCGTGAACCTTCGCGCCACAACCACTCATTGCCTGAAGATTAGTTTTATCTTCGAAAAGATACTGATTAGAAATTGCCATCCACTGATTATAGTTCTGCATAGTTTCTAAATGCTGACCAGTTCTTAATGAATAGATATCAACTCTATCTATTAAGGAATCTACACCAGCGGAGTTATTAAGCATGAGTCTCTGTTTGTCACTACTGTTATTTAAAACATCAAATGTGAGATAGGAATCTCTGCCTTTTACTAAACCTAATGAGGGGTTTAATTCGAAAATGAGTTTCTGACCACTCTGGACAGTGAATTCGGTTCCATTAGTAGGAACTAAAGAAATAAACTTGGATGCGATCTGTTGAGCCATATACTAAGTAGTTAAGATTTTATTTTTAAAATATAAAATATATCTAAATATTAAATGTCCGTTAATTCTATTCCTAATTCATTTAATTTCTTAACTTCGGCATCAACAAATGGTGTATTCGGCGGAAGTGGATATAGTAGTGGTTTAATTTTTATTGGGTCAAGTGCTACATTATTTGTTAATTTAGATTGTACTTTAGAATGTATTATTGAAATTTATGAAGCATCTGCAGATAATGAAGATAATAAAGTTTTATTTTTTTCTAAAACTTTACCAGCAAATTCTAAATATTCAAAAAAATTCGCTATAACACAAGCTTTTGCTGAAATTTTTATTAGAAACAATAATCAAAATAATCCACCTGATAATGGTATTTTATATCTTGAAACAAGCACTTCCACTAATGTCCAATATTCTACACAAACATTCCTTAATAGTCAAATAGAAATAGATGATAATGCTGGATTAATAAGACTTTCTAATAATTATGAAGTTGATTTAGTTAGAGGAATACAAAAAGATTTTCAAAAAATAAATATCCAAGGACTCCAAGAAACCAATCCTCCAACTGTTACTACTATTGGATTTAGTCAAGCTGACTATAAAATGCTTAATGAATATTCACAATTTGAAATATTTGTTGTAAGTCCAAATGATGTTGTGGGTGGGATTGGTGCAAGAAAAGTAAGAATTCAAGGCGTCTTATTTGGTGGAGAAGAATTTGATACTGAATATGATTTAGTTTTAGGATTAACACAATATCCTGTTGGAGTAATTGCTGTCCATAGAATGACCATTATTGAAGTTGGAAGTTCGAAATTCAATAATGGAATAATAAGTTGTGGTTCTGTAAGTGGCACAGAATTTGGAGAGATTACTCCATTCACTAATGTATCCCATTGTGCCTATTTTAGTGTTCCTAATAATAAACAATTAATTGTAAGAGATATAGATATATCTTGTTATTCTGGTGGAGGGAAAATTCAGATATGGGAATATGACCCTGTATCAGGAATACAAGCAACAATTGGTACCTTCTTAGTAAATACCACATATAACACATTTAAATATACCCTTGATGGTTTAATTACTGCAGGAAAATCCATAAAAGTAAATTATACTGCTGGTTCCACAATAGGAGATATTCTTATTAATGTTAATATCAATGCTGTTTTATGTCCATCAATAAGTTCTTTTTAAACTGATGTATTAACAACTCTAACATTAATAATATTAGATACTCTGCCTTCGTGAGAAGTAACCTTGACTTGATGAACTGTGTCCCACGCAGTATAAGAGTTTGAAACTATAAGTAAGTATGAATATAATAAAAACCCTGGCGTCGGGGGACTTACCAGCGACCAGACATCGCCTTGCACACCAGTCGCAGGTCTAATATAATTCCTAAATCTAAAATCAGTTATACACGCTAACCTCTGTGTAGTTGAACTGACCTCGGTGGTGGGATCTCTATAGAGTGTAATATCATTCATAATAGGTGATACGCCGTCGTCTATTGCTCCTGAAGGTGGTGGGGCAACAACAACAACGGAGCTACCTATTTCAGGAGTCGCTGTGGCATTAGGGAATTTTAATTGCTTAAATTTTAGAGCATCATAAACTAGTTCAGTGTGAGAAGCATTAGGTATATAATAGTCCCCCTCAGCACTAGTTTGAACATCGAAATTTTCGGCAAATCGAACAGTTGTTTTATCGTCTTTTACCTCTCTATCTAACAAATTAAGATAATTCAATTTCTCAGCTCGATCCATTTTATAATCTAATACAAGATTTAATTTATGAAAGACAATAATTTAAATCCCACACTTCATTTCCTCGTTTGCGTTTAGGAACTCTAAGAAGACATCCGCAAATGAGGCATTCTAGAAAATTAAGAAATCTTCGATTTCAATATTCGCTTTGCTTAAACCTTATCGGCATTTGGAATAGATAATTTCTTAAACTTAAGAGCGTCATAGTCAAAATCTATCTTAGGTTTCCAATAATCGCCTTCAGCTGATTTTACAAGGACAAACTGCTCTTCAAACTGTTTGCGTGTATTCGCTTCTCTTTGTTCTTGTTCCAATAAATCAAGGTGGCACATCATTTCTTCACAATGGGGCATAGTTATAATCTAATACAATATTTTAATTTTAATCCATATAAACTATTTCCACTGATATAGTTTCCGCTACCAAAGTAGTATTTGCTTTAGACCAATACAAATAAGGGTTCGCGTGAAGAGGCAAATTAATATAAAAATCACCACTACTTGGGTCTGGTTGGATAGGGTTTTGCCACATTTTATACTTTATACCTGAATATCCGTTCTTCGCAGCGTATAAATAGATAGGGTCAGTCCAATTAGTAGTATTTCCAAAAATTGATATAGACCTCGCTGTCGCTAATGATGTCGGTGTGGGGTAAAGATAATTTGAAGTGCCGGCGGGTATGGTTGCTGTTTGTGTGGAGAGATAAGAAGTTTTATTAACATAATCATCAACGGTTATTGCCCCAGAATACTGATTAATTCTAACTGGATAAGCAACTCCTAATGAGTTCGTGCCGTGTATTACACTTCCTACCTTTCCCGTGTCGTCGGTTGATATTACATTTGCTAAACCACCACTATCCACCCCTATTACCGCTGTCCCGACAGTTGGGGTCGGTAAAGTCGAAGCACTATCATATTGAGTATAACTACCACCACCACCACCACTCGTTTCTAAAACCCCATTAGCATCTACCTTAAGCTGTACCTGAGATCCGCTGAAGTTTCCCATACATTTCGTTATTTGTGTTCCATTAGTGATATTCGCATCAGTCGTTCTTAAATTATTACTCATATCGGTCTGTAGTTGTGCCCACGCTCCGTTATTTCTTTCAGCATAGATACCGACACACTGCATAGACCCTAAAGTATTAGCGTCACCAAATGTGATTTTATTATTAATAGCATTGAGTGTAGTTTCAGTTGATGCTCCAGAAGGAAGAGGTAGTGCCGTCGCACTAACAGCAACAGTTCCAGAAACACCTGATACAGCAACAGTTCCAGCAATCGAACCAGTATCACAAGCAGTCACTTTAGTATTTAGAGCAGATAAAGTGGTTTCAGATGCTAAACTAGCAGAAGTAACAGCAATAGTCCCACCTGATACAGCAACCGTTCCAGTTATACTTGGTATGGCAGATACAGCAATAGTCCCACCTGATATAGCAACAGTCCCAGCAATCGAACCAGTATCGCAAGCAGTCACTTTAGTATTTAGAGCAGATAAAGTGGTTTCGGATGCTAAACTACCAGAAGTGACAGCAATAGTCCCACCTGATACGGCAACCGTTCCAGTTATACTTGGTATGGCAGATACAGCAATAGTCCCACCTGATACAGCAACAGTTCCAGCAATCGCGCCAGTATCACAAGCAGTCACTTTAGTATTTAGAGCAGATAAAGTGGTTTCAGATGCTAAACTAGCAGAAGTAACAGCAATAGTCCCACCTGATACAGCAACAGTCCCAGCAATCGAACCAGTATCGCAAGCAGTAACCTTACCATTCAGAGAAGATAATGTGGTTTCAGATGCTAAACTAGTAGAAGTAACAGCAATAGTCCCACCTGATACAGCAACAGTCCCATCAACGGTTAAACTGGATTGATCACTCGCTATGACTACTGGAAAACTCGCCGCCATAATATCCTGTCCTTTAACAAAATCGGCGATTTCTACCTCGACATCGCCTGCACTTGTGATATGAATAGGATGAAGTTCTCCAATACCAGGACCACTTGTTACTTCACCATATATTAAAACCTGTTGAGCGGATGCGAGAGTGGTGTCCGCACCTTGAGTGATTTTATTATCAATATTATTAACTGAAGTAGCATTCGCTACTGCCTGTGCTAATTGTAATGCCTGATTTGCCGCCGTTGCATCACTGGTTGCAGCTCCACCAACAACATCGACCTGAAGTTTTCCTAAAGCATCGCATAACAATTTAGTAGATGTTCCCGCAGTTCCTATAGTTGTTCTACCACTCATATCATAGGTTCCCACAGTATTTGACCTTGTTGTCGAAAGACTTCCAGAATTTGCTTTCTGTCCTAAGGATGCAGGTAGTTTAGATGACATAGTAGAGAGGGTTGCTTCAGTCGCTAATCCAGCATGTTCTTCTGCGGTTTCTAAATGAAGATTTCTCGCTAATAAACCAGTATTAAATCCCAGTGTGTTTAAAGTGATATTTTTCGAATCAACTGTCGCACCACTATTAGAAGCACATACCATGTATAATACCTCTTCTGCTGGAAGACCATCACCATTTACCACCTTATCATTAAACTGAATCTTACGCTGACTGAATTTAGTTGATGGTTCGCCTTCACCATAGAAAACACATTCCTCACCAATTCCAATCGTATTATCGTTATCGTAATTATAATCTATTTTTGAGTGATACCAAGGTTGCTGATCACCGACCCCAGTAGGTTTAGTGTAGATATGGAAAAAAGGGACTGAACTGGTTTCACTATTTACATTAACCGCTCCAACAGCATAAATAGATTGAACATCGCCGAGTGTTATAGTTTCTTGAGCACCATTGAAATAATAAAGGTTGAACTTTGTCGCGGCGACTGGATTAGTTAGTTGCCATCCAACTCTTCCTTCGACATCTGCTTCAACGACACAGGTGGTGTCCGCCTTCACCGCTGTTCCACCTGCACTCGTTAAAAGCACTTGAGAATTACCATTTTTAGAGGGTGTTTTAGTGTCTATACTATCAACTGAAAGAGCGGTAGCAGTTTCCTGTATTATTTGAAGAGCTTGATTCGCAGCCGTTGCATCGCCACCAACACCACCTACAACATCGACCTGAAGTTTTCCTAAAGCATCGCATAACAATTTAGTAGATGTCGCTGAGTTTGCTATATCGGTTCTACCACTCATATCATAAGCACCTGCTGTAGTTGACCTTGTAGTTGATAGACTTCCACTATTCGCTTTTGGTCCTAATGATACAGGGAGTTTCGCTGATTGTGCCACAAGAGTTTCTTCTTGTGCTAATCCTGCCGAATCAATCTCTGCTGTCATCTCTAATTCACCATTAGCATTAACTGCTATTGGTATAATAGTATTTCCAACAGGGTCTTTTCCACAAATTAAAGTTCCTGACATATAAACTTTTACAATATTTTATTTTTAAATTAGAAACTGTAAAGTTTATTCAATAATTCCAAGTTTTCTTCTGGAACAATTAATTTTTTATAAGTAGTCCATTGTATTCTCATATTATTCATAGTTATAGATTTACCAAATATTTCTCTGGAAAAGTTTGTAATGGCATTTGATAAGTTAGTACTTGTTATAGGTTTCCCACTTTTGTTAGTAATAAAATGAGTTTTATTATTTGATAAGTTATTGCTAAATTTGGATAATAATTTATAAATTTTCTTATTAGTTATTTTATGAATCTTCTGACCCATAAATGAATTATCTTTTTCTGAAAAATCATTAAATATAAAATAAAAATCACTATCCTGAATAACAAGATATATTGGATAATCATCAAATTCTTCTAATAAATCAAAATCGGAATACTCCATTTTTATATTACACCATCTCGAATGTCTTAATGGAAACTCAAATAAAAATAATACCAATACTAAATAATTCCTGTATTGAGTGAAACAACATTTAGTCCCAATATACCAATCCATTAAACCTTCTATTTTGTTTCTTATATCAAATAATGAATATCTGGTATATAAATCTTTATTTTCCTTCAAATCCATTAATGCGTTATATTCATCAACAAACCTATACAGAAAATAGGTATCGCATTTATAAAACTTAAAAATTATTTTGATATTTTCCATTATTTTTAAAGTAGTTGCAAGAGTGTATTTATCGAGTATTTTTTCTATTATTGGCGAAAAGTTCGTGAGTGCTGGTATTAACTCTGTAAATGTTTCCACATTAGCAATCTTTATTAATCTATCTATATCTTTTTGTAATTCAAATAAATCAACTTTGCTATTTTGTGCATAATTTAAAAATAGTTCCATTATTAGTATTTCCAAATAAAAAAATATAATAAATAAAACTACTATTATGGTTACTATAAACTATTGGTGGGATCTTCTTCATTTCTTCTTTTATTAATTTGGCATTTGGATGTTCCAATCCAATTTTAAGAATATAATTTTGAATAAAAAATGGTAAAATACCGAGAATTAAATTATCAAACATTATTATGGTCCAATATTTTATTAACTCTTATAAAAAAAATTATCCAAATGCCACAAAAGTCCAAGAAAATTTAATAGAACTTGGAATAGATAAAAAAGATATAACAATAGTTAATGGTTATGATATTAAAGAAAATGGAATGTTAATGTCTAAAGTTTGTTTCCATAATTTCTTTGATAAGATATTACCAAATGTAAAAGAAGATATGTATTATTTAGAAGATAATACTATTATTTATGAAAACCCAGAATACTTTCCCAAATACAAAATGGTCCATTGGTTAGGATTTATAAATATTTTAAAAGATTATATTGTGGGTGCACATTTGGTTTATTTAAGTAAAGAAATGATAGAAGAGATTAAACACAATAAATATACTCCGACTCATATAGATAGGTTTTTTAGAAAATTAGGTAAAGAATATGGAATGGAAATAAAAAAATCAATAACAAAAGTTAGACCACATTATTCGCAGACTATTTGAAAGATAAGAAATTGGAATAATAAGAAACATTTTTTTCTTTAAACAATTGTGGTGACAGCGCCAGCATTGGTCTTCATTAGTGCTGATGTATCTATCCCACCAGTTTGGCCGCCGCTTGTCTCTGCAACAACATTTGGTTTATCTTCTTCTGTGGTAGGTTTCTTCGATGCTTTTACTATTCCCATTATACCAGTTACTACACTTGCGATTTCTCCAAAAATTGGGATTGTGTCTAAAAATCCATCTAATCCTATAGTACCTGCTATTTCTCCTGCATCTTCTCCAGCACCAGTTGCTACTTTTCCTGCTAATTTTGATACTACTTGTTTTTGCATGTTTCCTGCTGCGGCATCCCCACCTAATAGATTTTCGCTATCCGCACCTGTAGTTTCTAAACTTCCTGCTCCACCCTTTAAAGGAATAGAGTCTGATCCACCTGGCGCGACATCACCACTTGTAGTGCCTCCACTTGCTGGATCGTGTAGTTTCTGTAACGGAGACCCACCTTGATTAACATTAACATTTGGGTCAGTACGAAGCAATTTAGCAAAACGACGACCAGCAGTATTATCATTTGCGGATGAAGGAGCACCACCCATATCCTGTGGTTGTATCTGTGGTGTAGCATCAGGAGTCGAACCAATACCTGCTGAATCTGGTGCTGCTTGCTGAGTTGGTAATACTTTTACTGGTTGTCCTAATGTCTGTGCACCAGTTAAATCTTGGGCACCTTCACTTGCAGTTTGTCCTGCAGTTTTTGCTTGTAAATTTGCCTGTTGTTCGGCAGTTACTGATGCAGGGGCAGCACCAGCAGGTTTTGCTTGAAAAAGACCTTGTGGAGCAGCGTCAGGATCTACACCTGCAGTACCAGTGCTTTTAGTGAATGTTGCAGTATCACCAGCACCTGGAGCAGAACCAGTATCAGTAGGAGCAGCAGGAGCAGCAGGAGCGGCAGGAGCAGCAGAGGCACCACCTACATCACCAGCATCAGTTAAAGTCGCATCAGGGGAAGGTGCGATATCACTGGCGCCACTATCTGGTGCTTTTGTTCCTACACTTTCTGGACCTCTCGCGCTTCCTGGTGTTCCGTCACCACTATCTGCTACTGTTGCTGCAGGATCACCACCACTAATTTTTGCTCTGGCGGCTCTCGATTCTTCTAATGTTTGACTACCTGGAACACTACCAGTATCACCAGTAGCGGCAGTAGGATTCGCTTTTCCACTAAGATTTGATGCGGCATCTCTTATTTTTTGTGCAGCATTTCTTGCGGTTTTGTATTTAGTATATATTTTCCTTCCTAAATGGACTCCCATACTGGCAGTTCCTAATTCAGTAGCACTGGAATTAAATGTATCTATTATGTGCTGTAAATGTTCGTCAGTTCCTACTGCTTTTCTATTTGCTATTTCATCGCCTTGGTCGGCTGCGTGTTGAGTCGAAGAGGATATATCTTGTGAATAACCCTGTAAAATACTTGCGAGAGACATATATAAACTTACTTAATATTATTTTTTTCTGATTCTTCTTTTTTATTTTCAGTTTCCATTTCATTTACTATTTTCTCTGGATTCTCATATTGGGCATCTGCACTCCATAATAACTCGTCGTAATTTCGCCATGCTTCTAATTTCGGTACATTAATATAAGTAAAATCAAAAGGGGATTTTCTACTTTCATAAAATATTCTTAAAAATTCCTTTTCACTTCCACCAATAAAAGAATAATCTTCAGATATTTTCTTTAATTCACTTTCAGGGAAACTACCCATAATATGGAGACCTTGGACATTTTGTCGAATTGTTGGTGTTAAAAATTTATATCTTTGGCAACTAAGACAAATCGCTAATCTGCCCTCTGTCCCTAATGCCTCAGAACCAATATGACGGAATTTTGTAATAGTAGAACTAAATAAATCTTGCTTTCCATTCTTTTTCATTACAAATCCTGTATCACCCATAATATCGTCCATTACTAATAAATACCTATTATCCTCTTCATCATTCTTTATCATATCTAAAATAACTTGGAATAGATCTTCAGAATATTCATCAAATACATAATCAAATGCATCTACCATGTGTTTTAACATCACATCATTATGGACTGATGGAGAAATTAAAATTTTAATATCATAATCATCGCCATAAAAGCGTGGAGATAAATAGAGATTCTGCATTAATACCGATTTTCCACTCCTAATCTTGCCTAACAAAACTATAAAATGGACTAAATCAGGAATAATATCTTTTGCTTTTTCTCCAAGAGCATCTTCATCATTTTTAACTGGATATACTTTGAGATCCTGTGGTATAGTGGGTTCTTTTTTACACTTCATTAACTATAATTAATATTTTATTTTCTTTTTTCTAAATGATCAATCATGTATAACAACTTATTGTTTAACTTATCAGAATCCAGAATATCTTCTGGTTTTAAAGTATTTAAATATTTTTCCATGGTTGTATAACTAAGATTGCAATTCATTTTACTTAGCGCGTCGTATTTGGTGTTTTCCCATGTCTCCAATTTTTCATTTTCTAACATTTTGTCTCGTGCTTTTTTCTGCCTTAATTGAGATTTTGTTAATTCTTTCTTTTCTTTCCTTTGTTCTTTTTTTAGTTCTTGTGAAGTTGGCAATTTGAGTTTTGCTTCTTTATTCGCTTTAACTTTGGCACGACCCTTCGCCAACCCTTCTAATTGTTTTTCAGTTAATACTCTTTTGGGTTTTGGTGGAGCGTCCTTCTTAATAAATATATCTTCTGGGTTTGTAGTCATAGTAATATTTTCTTCACTCATTTAATTATAAGTCAAGAAAAAAAATTGATTTAAAACTAATGGACAATAAATTATTAAAATGACCACAACTAACAATATCTATCTAAATTGCATGAGACATTTTGAGTATACCAAATATCCAGAAATTTATATGGGTACATATTGGGGATTTCACCGAATTGAAAAAATACATCACGACCATGAAGTAAATAAAAATAGAGATGATTTCATTAGTAAATATGGTATTAAAAGATTGGTAAAAAAATATCCGCAATGGGTAAATAAACAAAGAGAGATAATTGATAGTAGATATAATCGTAAAGACGGTATTGATTGTGACCACGCAGAAATATATTACACAATTGATAAGAAATATTTATTATTAATAAGTCCATATGGTGTTAATAATAATGATGAAAAAGTAATGAATAAATATGAAAATTATGGATTTGAAAAAGTGCCTAAAATGTATGGTGAAAGTGCTACAAGTTTTATTAAATTTATTTTAAAATAAACTATGAAATTGTCATTCTTCACCATTAATCTTATTTCCCAGTAAATAAATGTTGCAAAATCTGCAACATATATATCTTACCGAACCGTCGCTATGATCATGGTCCAAATGTCTCTCGCGAGAATCTTTATATTCTTTATCGCATATCATGCAGTTGGTCTCACTCATATAGAAATCGTATAAATCATTAAAATTAGAATCTTCTATACCAATCTGTCTCCAGTTTGCTACTCTCATTCGGCGTTTTCCAATATCACTATTTCTATAATCCTGCATATATTTATTAAATTTATCTAAATTCTTTTCTCTCCACCTTTTTTGATTAATTGAAACTTTTTCTGGGTTATTCTTTTGCCATTCAGAAGAATAGGTTTTTTGGTATTCTCTCATGTACGACTTTTTCCATTCTTTATTCTTTGGAATTTGTAAATATTTCTTCTGGTATTCTGTTTGGTACGATTTCATCTTTTCACGATTTTCTTCGTAATACATCTTTTGATAAGCACGTTTTTGGGATTTAGTTCTCGGCATTTTATTATTAATTAATTAATATAAAGATTTTAATTTTAAGTATGAAACTAATTCATTAATCAATTAATTAATTAATTAATCAAATTCAATAAGAATTTTTTTATATCTTTCTACTGGTGGAGAGAGTTTTCTAATTTCCATAATGGATTCGTGTTTCTTTGTCTTTACAATTCCCATATAATAATTATAAACACTTGATTTACTAATTTTAAAAAGTTCTTGGATTTCTTGACAGGTCCGAAACATTTTAGTTTTTTCACCGTCGAAACTATCATTATAAACTACTTCATAATGGTAGGTATTATTATTGGTTGAGTTACTGGTTCGTGGCATATTTATTATTTATTGGTTATAATCTTTAAATGGGTTTTTAACAAATTCAATTTTTATAATTACAATCATTTAATTAATAAAAGCGACAATGTCGCTCGGGATGTCTGACCCAATTCCCTGAGAAAAAAAAAAATAATCAAAAAAAAAAAA